GAGCGGTCCAATTGCTAAATTAATATCACGCCCTCCTACCTCTATTGTTAATCTTGTAATTGTTCCTGCAAAATCAAAACCCCCTGTGTATTCTTGATATCCACTTGTAACACCAGATTCTGACAGAATGTCTGTTCCTGAAAAAACACTTGTATTGCCGTTTTTTCCTGTAATGTGCATATAGATACGATCCTCAGCGTCTCTTTTATCTACTTTTATAGAATAGTTTGTTCTACCCCCATTTTTTACATCAAGTGAAGATATATCTACAGTTTGAATAAAGGTGGTTCCCATTCCACTTACACCTTGTGTCGAGGTTGAATTACCTGATCCAGTAATTTGTGCACATTTATCTGAGCCTAATTCATAACAAGAATTACCTGAAGGCATACTAGCAGGACCTTGACCACCCCAATCAATATCCATATCTCCCTCTTTACTAGAAGATACAAAATTATTGTTACCATCAAGAATATCTCCTGAGTCTTCATTTGTAGTTGTTACTGTCGTTGTTGTAGTGGTGGTTTCTGTGGTTACAGTATGACCATCAGCTTCATATTCAATTGATTCTGTTTCTGTTATTACAATTGTTTCTTCTACTCCAGGTGTACAAACTCCTGTAGCAGTTACTGGACACTCAGCTCTAAGGGAAGAAGGTAACGATACCAGAGTGCATAACCATAGCAGCAATAATAAATTTCGCCAGTTTTGCTCCATCGCTCTCGACTCCTTCTTTAACTTTTATTTGATTAATCTCATCATTCCATTTTGCATAGACAACACTACCCTCTGGAATCATGTCCATATTTTCTTTCCAGCCCGTTTCAGCATCTTGACCAATAGAACCCATGTATGGACACGGGGTGCCTGCCATAGTCATGCTGTCAAAAACACGTGGATCTTGACATAATATTGACACAGATGCCACTTTCATGCCTGAAGCATATAATGATCTTGCTAATTTTATTCTTTCACAGTTTTCATCAGTGACGGTAATCCCGCTACTAATTCCGAGGATCTGGGTCTGCACGGCGCCCGCTACTGCCGTCTTACAAACATCAGAATTGTTTACAACAACACTAGGTGAATTTGCAGTTGGTGGTGTGTTATTTGTAACAACGGTAGAACTTACAGTATTAGTTTCAGCAAAAACTTGTGTTGATATAAATAATAAAACAATAATTAATCTTAACATTTCCATCTTCTCCTAGCTTGTCTTAATCTAGAGTTTGGATCTTTAGCTGCTTTTGGAAATTTTTTCATTTGTCCTGCACTTCTAGCACAAAAAGACTTTCTTCGCTTTGCGTCTTTTGAGCCCTTTTTAACTTTACCTGTTACGGCTGTTTTTAATTTAGAACCAGGATTGTCTCTTCTATATTTTGCGACACCAGCCGCCGTCATTCCCGCCCCTTTTTTAGTAGGGCGGAAATACTTTTTAGTTTTTGGCGGCTGTTTGTCTCTTTTTCTAGCCATTAGCTTAACGATTCATACCTCTTTATGCATTCAAGCATAATAAATGTAGAGTCATTTGCTGTTTGGACAGGTATGGTAATTTTTATATCACCAGTCACACCAGTTGATCTTGGATTTGTAATACCTCCAAAGGAGCTAAAATCATAATCCGTATCACCATTTAAAAGTATAGCTGTATCATCTGTACTTGCATCAAAAGCAACCAAAGCTGAATCGTTTTGTGCAGTTGTTGAAATATTACAGTGAACTTTTTCAATGTCTAAATAAGTGCAAGCCTGACCAAGTTTGTTAGCAGTTAAACCAGATGCATCAATAGTGGTTACACCACCATTACTGCCATCACTAATGTGGTTAAAACTAAATACAAATCTACGATCCGTATCAATTACAGTTCTAGTTACAGGTGCGTAAGCCATTGTTTACTCCTATCTTTCAACTATAGCACTTACGTAATCTACTGTTAATGACTTAGCTGCTGCCGCTCCCGCTTGAATTGCAAGTGTTACAGTCAACTCTTCATTATCTGGTAAATTAGTATTAGCTACTTTTACTGGTGCTGCATTATTAATTGAATAATAAATTGCAGATCTATCAGGATCTATAAAAAATGAAGCAGTAACAAAAGTATCATCTACCATAGTGTGTATTCCAGCGTCTTCTGTTTCAGTAGAATCTTTTTCTACTACAAAATCAAGATTTGTATCGCCGTCATCTTTACCGAAAAATACTCCATCACTTACGCCATCAATCGCAGTTGAGTCTGTGATTGTTAAGCCTAAAAGCATGTCAGATTGTGTTGCATCACTTAATTTAAATCTTGCAGAGAAGTAAGCTTTTTTACTTGTGCTTAATTTAAACGCTTCGCCTTTAAGTTGTAACTCCTCTGAATCATTATCAGCATCGTTAGTTGTAATTAATAAAGCACCTCCAGCCGAGCTGGTAGCTTGTATAACTTCACCTGAGTCTCCGCCAGCGTCTGTTGATGTAATCGTCCAGTCCGTTGCAGTATATGTCATGAAGTCATTAAAATATCCGTAGAATGTTTGATCTGACGGATATGGTAAGAACATTGGTTGATTCTTTTTTGCTTCAGTAACATCAGTGTTACCAGCCCATAGAATCATGTTCTGAAAATGTGGGTTAGCCATATAGCCTCCTTGGTTGTATAGCCCTCGTCATGCAGTCTCTATACACGTCTGCCTAGCCAGTGTGCACGACTAAATTAATCTAGGATACTTGTGATTAATATAAAATAAAAAAGGCGCTCTTACAAGCGCCCTTTTTCCTAAGAAAGATTTAGTAAATTTTATGAACCTTGAGATCCATAAACACATCTTGGATCTGAGAAACCAAAGCTGTATCTTTCACGTGCTTTATATCTCATGTTTCCAGTGTCAAAGTCACCTTCCATACCAGTGGTAAGTGGTGCTCTTACAAAGTGTTTGAATCCATTAGTGCCATCAGTTTTGATGAAGTATGCATCAGTATCAGATAGATAGTGGTTAATTGTGTAACCATCTGGTAGCATACCCATGTTTCTGAGTGCATTGATATCATTGTCAGATGTACCAACTCTAAGAGTAGAATTTAATATTCTATCAGCTACAAATTGAATGTTTACTGGGATGATTAATTTTCTTCCCTGCATTGCAATTTTAAGTCCTCTTTCATCGATAAATGCTGCAATATCAATCATTGCTTGCTCTAATGAGGTTTCGTTCAAATCAGCGTCAGTTGAACTTCTGTTTGAAAAAGTTCCACCTAAAGCAGTTGGGTGAGCTGTGTTTACTAATGAAACACCATCACCGCCAGCAGTTGCAAATGCATTATTTAAAATGTTCGCAGCTTTTACTTGCTTTGTGTACGCCATTGAGCGTGCCAATGATCTAGTATATCTAGCAGATAAAGTGTCGTAAAGATTGTCTTCGACTGCTTCCTCAGTTAAACTGAATGCTAAAGCAACAGTTTCGTGAGAATATCTAGCTGTAAATGATTCTTGTGCAGTATCAAACTGTACAGCTGAACCTTCTTGTTTTACAGCAGCTTCGCCAAATCCAACTAACATTACTTCTTCTTCAAAAGCTCTGTCACTAGTTTCTTGGTCAAATATTTCTGCATGCTCGTTCTCATAACGAGAATACTCCATTCCGAACAGGGCGTTAAGGCCAGGTTCTAGTTCTTTAGCCAGTTGGGCTCTATTAATTGCCATAACCTACTCCTATAGTCCTGCAGTTCCAGTACCACCGCTCATATCATGGTTATTAATTTTCACGACAAAAACAGAGTTATTCGCAGTTGCGTCATTACTCGGTACGTCATAAAAATCAATCAACTTCACCTGAAGTGCAGCAGTAGTATTTTTAGAACTTGAATCAATTTCTACACCGGAAATACCCGTAGTGGTAGAACCAGCGCCAAAAACTAGATCACAGTTTTGGTTTAAATCAGCAGCAACTAGAGTGCTCACAGCTGAGTCTTGCTGAGCAATATATAATTGATCAGGGTCGTCAGCTACAAATGCAATCGCATCTGATGCAGCCGTTCCGTTAGGGAACGTGTTATTAAATCTAGGCTTGCTTGTGGATGGATCTGTATAGAAACATCCCATAAATACTCCTCTTATTGGGTCGCCAGCAGTTGCTACGACGATTGAACCGTCGGCAGCTGGTTTAACTGGATCACCAGTAAAAATTCCGCCTGCGCCACTTGTGATAGAGTATTTAGTAGTACCTGTTGTTCCGCCAGGGGCAGAACCAACTTTGGCTATCGGTCTAAGACCGAATGCCTGATCTATGTTAGCCATAGTAGTCTCCTAAATTATTTTGGAGACAATGATCTTACCAATTAAGACTTCTTGCCACCAAAAGTTACTCTGCTCTGCCTCTCTTGAGAGATTGGCATCGCTGGGTGCTCGTCTTTGTGTAGATCTTGTTCAATAGCATTTGTCTTGTCATTTGTAAGATTACGGAAATATTCATCCCGATCCTCTTTTACTTCAACAGGACATCGCATTAAAATTAATCCGCCTGTTCCTATAGTACCTTTGTACTTGCCGTCAGCTACAGATGGTAAATCCATTCTGTCTGGATATTCACTTGCTTGCACAAGTTCATAACCGCTTCGTAATCTTCCAATGACGTTTTTTTCGTCTTGTTGACCACGATATTCAGCTCGTACCCACCTGTGGTGATAACCCTCTGGTGGTTCTGGTGCGTCTAGGTTTGATGGAGGAACCCACCCTCTTTTTCGAGTCACCTTTTCACGGGTTTCTTGTTTGCGTGATAAGTTTTTTATGCCTTTTGTACTCATTTAAGCCTCCTTCACGTGTTTTGCGTACTCTTCAAGTGGCACACCAAGTTTTTTTGCAATAGCTACCTGTGACGGTGTGAGTTTCACAGTGCGGCGCCCTGACGGCGATGTTCTAACAGCAGAAGCCACTTTTTGTGACCTCGGTTTGTTGACCTCCCCTCCATCCGAAAACTTATGGGGAAACTCTTGTCGTATACGTTTATCTATCTGTTTATAATACTCATCGTCAGTTGGATCAATACCTTCTTGAACTAATTTATTATGAATATCATAAGCAGTATATGTCATGGCATTATCTGTGCCAAACCATTTGTTTTGATCTGCCCAAGCTACTGCCTTTGGATCAAACTCTCTTTCAGGTTGTGCTTGTGCTTGACCACCTAGTTCAGCTTGCATTACTTGTTCAAAATCATCCTCTTTTTGAGTCTCCATTTGAGTTTTTCTCTGTAATGCCTTTGCTTTTGAAACTTTTAGTCTTTCATCTTCAATAGTTAATCTGCCTATTTCTTGTTGAGCAGCAACTTGTTTTTCAACATCTTGAGCCTGTATTGCAGCCTGTAAGGCTCTTGTTGCAAACTCTTTTTGACTAAGAATTGCTTTTTCTCTGTCTGCCAAGGTAGTATCAGTAAGATTAACATTCTGCACATTTGCAGCTTTAAATTTGTCATTAATTTTTTTTGCGTAGTCAATAGCAGCTTTCTCTCTCCGCTCTGCTTCACGCATTTTTCTTGTAAGCTTATCAATACGTTTTTGTACATTTTGACTATAATCTTCAAGCTCACTTTCTTTTGTTTCTTCTGTAGGTGCTTCAGCTTGTTCTTGCACTTGCTCTACTTGCACTTCAGCTTCTTTAGTCTCTTTCTTCTCTTCTGTTTTTTCAGGGTTGACTGTAACCTCGACTGGATCGCCCGAAGTATCTATCGGTACCATCTTGTCTTGCTCTGATTGCACTTGTGGTTGCATAGACTTCTCCATGTTTATAAAATGTTAGCTGGCAATATATCTCGAGGATCATCTATGACAGCCAGTATTTCATCGTCATTAATAATCCTTAACTCACCACCATCAATCCTAATTCTGGATCCTGCGTAACGAGTAATTAATACCCAATCGTCCACTTTACACCAAGGGCCGCTGGGAAACTTATCTTTATCTTTATATGCTTCTGGTCCTATTTTAAGAACTTTACATATGTTTGTTGTTAGTTGAGATTCTTGAACAGTGTCATCAGTTAATATAATTCCTGATTTTGTTTTAGATTCTAATTTAAGTGGAAATAATGTTAATCTATATCCTGTCGGATTAGGAACTTTTTCAAGTTCTTTTTTCTGTTTTTCTACAGCTTTACCGTCCCATACATGTTTCGGCACAATTAGTTTATTCATCGTCAAGCTCCGTTTTCTTAAGCAGGTCCGTGAGTTCCTGTTCCTCTTGTTTTAGTGCTGCGAGTTTGCCAGTCAGATACTTGTAATCTTCCCAACTTTTACACAGTCCTCCCAGTATAGACTGTTCTACTTGCTTTTGTCTATCTATTAATTCTTTTTTATAATAACTAAAGAAATTTTCTATGCGCATGATCTCATTTGGTTAGCCATTGCTTTTGCACGATTAGGTGTCTGTTTACTCCACTTTGAGTCTAGCATCTCGTAACTTGCACCCACATAATTGAGTTCTGCTAACGCTTTCCACATGTTCTTAAACTTAGATACACCTGTACGGCCAAGCTGAAATACCATCTCTATAATAATTTCTTGTGCTTTCTCATCAATATCCGTGCACCCGTGTTCTTCCATTAAACTTTGTGCGCTACGTATTGATTCTTGTAAATCTTTTTGAAGTATTTCCATAAGAAAAGACTCTTCATACTCTTTATCGTCTTCCCAAAAATCTTCGACGCAAAGATGACCTACGCCAACCGTGCGCTTTCCAAGGGTATCAAGGTAAACTTTATTTCGGTACCCTTCGTGTTTCTTTACTGATTCTAATAATCTTTCTGAATTCATTTTTTTTCCTCCTTAAACCATGCTGGTAAACCTAAGAAAGGCCTTCCATCATATTTGTTAGTGTTATTAAATTCTCCATTCTTTTCATTGTAATGTAAAAAAACTTGAGCACAATTGTTACCCATAAACGGCTCTCTCCAATGCTCAATCTCGTGACCTCTATATATTAACATGTCACCTGGATTAAGTAAAATCTCCTCACTGTCTAAAAATATTGGCCACATTTCTCCTCCTAAATTCATAGTGCAAGATACCTCGCAAGAGGGTCTATCTATGTGTTTTTTTAGTTCATCACCTTTTTTATATATTCTAGCGTAAGAATAGGTTTCAATAAGACTAGCTTGAGTTTCTATCTCCATCAATGGTTTAATTTGCTGTAATAAAGTTTCCATAACTAAATCACTATAATGAGAATAAGTGTTAGGAACTTGTGGGTCATCCCAACGTCCCCATTCCTCTGCAAATGGTGATATGTATTTAGACTCAAAAAAATATAGAACTACTTTTCTTTTATTTAAAAAATATAGATAAATGAAATCAGCTAATTCTCTTGATATCGCTTGTTTAATTAATTTATATGTTTTCATTTAAATGGCTCCCCTGAACTCCAAACTACTAGAGAATAACGTACGCCAGAAGTTACTGGTTTTACTCTATGCAACAAAAACGATGGAAATACAACAATAGACCCCCTTGGTCTAATTTCTTTGCAGACTCTAACATTAGACGTTTTTTCACCTTTACCATCTCTTAAGTCAAATTCTAGATCGCCTCCCTCGTACATAGAACCATCTACTAAGCTAATGGTCATAGACAATTTTCTAACAAACCCTTTTGCATTTGGTTCATAAAATTGATCTTCATGCCAATCATAATGCTGTTTTTTTGAACCATCATATTTTGTAAATTGAAAAGCCTCACAATATTTTAAATTAAAATTCCATTCAGCTTCTTTATTGGCTAAATTTATATAAGGCTCAATTTCTTTAAATATCCAAGGATCATTCAACCAAACAATATTAGATTTTCTAGTTTTATTTAAATCTTTTACATCAGCATCAGGATTAGAGTCTTGACCTATTGTTGCAATACTTTCTTTTTTTGTAAGTGCATATTTTACAATTTCATCGCAAAATTTGTTTGACAGAGCTGAAGCATAAAAATGAAGATGGTTTTTTAAAATCACTAACAGGTTTTATAATCTATAACTAATTTAAAAGTTCCTGTTTGACCATCATTACCTGTCACAGTTATTTTAATATCAGTTTCATCAAAAAAATTTGTTGTAACTTTTTTAAAATCAAAGTTCTCACCTTTGTCAACAGTGTAAGTTTGATTATAACCATCGCAGTTTGTTTTAATTTTTACATCGTAGCTGCCATCAGGTGTGTCATCTACAAGAGTTGCAGATCCTTTTACAGATACTCCTCCTGTGTATGCACTTTTCTCCCAAGTATCACCTATATCACCTTTTGCTGTATAATCACCGCTTTTACCTACGATGTGTTCTTCATGTATATGATCAGTCATTATTTTTTTCCTTTCGATCTTCTAATAGCTTCCTTGCCCTTTTTAGCAATTGCAGCTTGTTTATTTTTTCCTTGAACTTTAGCCCTTTGTTCTACAACAGTCAATATTTGTATTTTTCTAGCAAATGGTTTTTTTACTTTTTTTACTTTAGCTACAGTTTTTCTTGCATCTGTAGGTGTTGCATATTTAATTTTAACAGTATCTTTCGGGTTTTCGTCTGTATATAAACGACGTCCACTACCTTTTGGTTTTTTTCCTGTTCCCTTTAGTGGATCTTTTCTTTTTTTCGACACCTTTTATTACTCCTTTGTTTTTAGAAGCATAAAAAACATTTTCAGCCTCTTTACCGTAAGTTTTTTTCATAGACTTTAATATTTTTTTGCCTTTTTTATTTAAAGGCATTAGAAAACACCTCGAAACCCAAACCCTCTTTGAGCTGCTCCTGCTCTTCTTTGATCAGAAATCATACCGCCCATGTTCTTTTTTACAATAGTTTTTACATTAGTTGGTTTGCCACCAACACCTTGTGCTTTACTTCTTTTTCTCGATACAGCCGATTTAATTTGACCTTTAGTCATTTTTGCAGCTTTTGCTGCTGGAACACATTTAGGATATTTTCTTTTTGCGTCTTTCTTTTGTTTTGATCTTCCACATTTTTTATAGCCACCGCCCTTTTTCTTAGAACCAATGTCTACCCAATTCTGATCAAACCATTTTTTTAAACTCATTATCCAAACTTAGTTTTTTTTCTCTTGTCATCTCTAACAGCGCCACAGCCTCTTGCTACGCCACCGTTATTAAACTGAGAAACTTTTTTACGTTGTTGTGATAATTTATTAAAATCTACAATTTTACCACCGTCAGCTTTACCTGCAGGTTTTGGTCCTTTAAAGTCTTTTCTTTTGGTGCCTCTATCATCTTTAATTTTACCAGCACAAACTTTAGAAGCATAGGCGTTAGCATACGCGCTAGGATAAACTTTAAATTTACGTTTAGCTGCTGCTTTACCTCTAGGACATAATTTTGTCATTTCTTCCTCACTGTTTGTTTTGCTCTCGCAAAATTAGCTGCGGTTGGTGCACCCTTTGCACCTTTCTTACGCATTTTTCCGCCACGTTTTCTCTTAGCATGAATATTAGCATATAAACCTTTTCTCATCTAGATCTTCCGTAACCTCTTTGTGCTAATCTACCTGCAACTCCACCTTTTTTCAATCCTTGTTTTTTCAAACCATTGATTGCTTCAGTGACACCACCGTTAGCTTTTTTAATTACGCCTCTTCCAATTAAAATATCTTTCTTTGTAATTTTTCCGTCTTTGTTAAGATCTGGAAAAGATTTCTTTTTTTTATTTTTAGCCATTTACTTCCCCTTTTTAAACAATCCAATAGCACTAGATCCAGCCTTGATGCCAAAACTCGCAGAAATCGCAATGTATAATAAATTATGATAATACGCCGGAAGGTCTTGCAAAGCAAGGAACCCTTTGTGTACATGATCTTGTAAAGGCGTAAAGACTAAAACGGCTGGAAGAAGTAGAACAATTAATGCTACTTCGTCTTTCCACGATCCCTTCATTTGATCGACAGCGCTTTGCTCCCAAGCAACTTTACCAGCTATCTGGTCTTCTTTAAGTTTCTGAGTAGCTTTTATTGTTGTAAGTTTTAATTCTTGTTTTGCTTTTTTAGTTTCTACAAAACCCTTAACAGCGTCTGTGGCCACACCAAGTAAGGGTTTTGCTAATAACTGCCACATAAATTTCTAAATTGCTCCTATTATAATAATCACGATTATCGCTACAATGGCAGCTTTAATCCAGTCTTTCATGCTCCAATCGGACCACTCTTTTAAGTGTGCCCATAGATCTTGTAAAAGTTTCATAGAAACCTCCTATTAAAGAACATATTTTTATACTTATTTTTAAGTGAAAACAACATTTACATTTACTCTTATATTACTATTTGTTTGTGTAACACTTCGATGTTTAAGATTTCCGTTAAAAATATACGCTTGATTTGCTATAGATGGCATTTTAGATCCGTCCTCAAATTCAGTATATCCGTTATTAGTATTTAAACAATACAGTAAAATTTTATGCTCCATAGGCATATCAGTGTGAAAACTGTGTTTATCTTGTCTACCTGTGTTAGTGTATAAATTAACTTTCATTCGGTGAATAAAATTGTAATTTAATCTACCTAAAATAGGACCACCAATGTCGTGATAAAATTTTGAAACGTAATTAGTTTCCTTATTTAACAATATATGACAAAAGAAAAAGAATCCATCTCCTAAACGTGTAACACCTGGTTGATAGTTGTAAGATAAAGGTTCTGGATCTCCAGATAAAAATTCCTCACAAGTTTTTTTATGTAAAAGTGCGTGAAGTTCTGAGTGTAAAAAATTTGGTATTGTTTCAACCAACTATTTTACGCCAGTAAACTTTACTTTTTTAATTTGTTGCGTACTAGTCTGTCCTTGTGGTCCTGCCCCTTTATTTTTTCTTACAACGTACGGTGAGAAAGTTATTGCAGCATCTGATGCTACAACAGGGTTAGGAAAAGGATTTTTAGCTTTAACAGTAGTCATTTTAGCGTTTTTAAACTTCATTTTATCCTCAGTGTATGGTTGGTTTGATTATTTCAATCAAATCAATTGTGTTTTGTTCTAGAAGGTCATCTGCTTGCTTTGTACTTAAGTTTTTATAGTACAAAAATCTCGATGCAGCCATCATAGCACCTGCTAAAAGTATACTATCTTCTTCACTTTTGGAAGTATTTTCTACATATTCAAGAATTTGTGTGTAGAAAGAATGTAATTTATGTTCTGCGTCTGTTATTGTCATTTTTTTGCTTACTTAAATTAACATTTGCTCTTAATTGTGCAATATCTTCTTGAGAATCTATTCTATCTTGCGCTATTTTAGCGTCTTGAGCAAGTTTCATAGAGTTCATCTCTTGATCTGCTTGATCATTCATCGCTTTTCTGTTTATTTCTGCCTCTCTTAAGCCTAATTCTTGTTCTTTTAACATAACAAGTGGATCTTGACCTTGTTGAGATACAAATTCTGCCTCTTCTTGAGCCATTTCAGTGACTTTTGCAGCAATTCTTTCAGCAATTTGTTGTTCTAATGCCTCTTGCATCTCTGCTTGAAGCTCTGGCGGTATTTGACCACCGTATTGTTGTGTAACTTCTTCAATTTGTCTAGCCATATCATCTTCTGCTTCTTCTCTTGACTCAATACTTACATGTTCCATGATATGAGCTTGTAAAATTAACATAACTTGAGGGTTATTTTTCACTAAAACAGAAGCAAAAAACGCTCTGTGAGCTGCAATATGAGCTCCATGATTCTGTCCTCTAAAAGCTGTTAGTGATCCACCACCTAAAGCACCAGCGTTTTCCATTCCTGGATCAGTTGGTTGTGGTCCAGAAGGCACTGGTAACAAAACATCAATATCTTTAACGCCAAGTGCTTGATACATTCTGCGATATGCCTCATACATGTTATGAGACGCAGGATCAGCTTGTGCTAATTGAAGTTGCGTTTGAGCTAGTGTAACTCTCTGCGATATAGAAAAGATGTTTGGATCGGATATTGGTATAATATCTATCTCAGGACTAAAGTCTTCGGCCTTCATCATTTGCATTCCCTCACCACTCAAAGCGTAAGGATAAGCTTGTGGTAAATCATCTGCAAAAATCTTAGCTAATAACTTAAATTCTATACGTTGAGCATAGTGTAATCTTTTGTGAATAGCGCTCATGATTCTAGAACCACGTTCTAGTAAAGCCATTGTAGTTCCAACAGGTGCACCAGCTTGTGCCGCGTCACCAATTTTTTGATCAGCTATTGCTGCAAACCTAGATCCAGCTTCAATACAAAAACCAAGCAACTGAAATAATGTACCACTTGGCTCTTTGTACGGTAAAGGTACAAGACCCTCTCGTAAACTACCGCCAGGTGCATCGACATCTCTAAACTCACCTGGTTGTAATGGTGAATCATCATCACGTATTCGAAGACCTCTAGCTTTAAATCCAGCCGGTAAGTTTGATAAAGTTCCTGCATCTAACAATTGTCTAAGTGCACTCGTTGCCGTTCTTGATAAACCGCCTAACATGTGAATTAATCCAAAACCATAGAAACCAAAACCTGGTAAAAATTTATAATGAACAAAGTATTGTGTTTTCTTCATTCGTGGATCGTCTTGTTTGTAGTTTCTATAAATAGATAAAACTTTATTTGAGCCCTCGTCTATTGTCACAATGTACGGAACTTTAATACCATCATCAGCGTCAATACCTTTGATGTTTAATTCAACATGCATTTCTAATAATTGATACTCTTCACTTCTTTGAACTTTTGTTACACCAGCAAGTTTATTTTCTTTTTCTTGTAAAGCAGTTTCATCTTCATAAACTGCTAGGTCTACATCTCTATAAAAACCGGAAACTTGTAATTTTCTAATATCATTTTCTGTTCTCCTAATTACGTGTGTAATTCTTTCAGCGGTTTCTAAGTCTGTTGTATGATAAGGCACATACAAATCATCACTAGGTATAAACTTTGACACAGCTCTTCCAAGACCTGCATCATAATAAATTTTTTTAAATGCTGATCCTGATAGTGGTAAGTAAAATAATAAACTATCCATGTCTGGATCATATTCTTCCATAACGTGCATGATCTGATAATTCATAAATTCTTTTACTCGTTGAGCTTGTTCTTCTTTTGATCTATCAATTTTACCAACTATCTGTGTGCTAACAGGTCCACTGGCTGGTAATAATTCTCTGTAAGCTTGTGCTTGAAATTGTGTTATGGCTTCAGCCAACATTGGGTGTGTTACAGCGCTCGCACCTTGAAATGGTTGAGATTGCTCTTCGTATTTAAAACCAAGTAAGTCCAGACCTTTTTTGTAAGAATCTTCCCAGTCTTTTCTTGAAGATTTATCGTCCTCGTGCGCTTGTCTTAAGTCACTAGATATATCACTTAAAGTATCTTCATCTAATACTTCAGCAACATTCATGTCAAAACCAGTTTGTATGTTTTGTTCTATATCTCCGACAATAGCACCACCATCCTGTTGCATTTCTACTTTAGGTGTAAGACCGTCTGCAAATTCATTGCCTTGTATCTCAACAAGTTGCTCAATAGCTTGTTCTTGTTGTTGTTCAAATCCTATGGGTTTTTCTACTGCCATTATGCTGCCTCAAAAATATCAATAATACTCTCAGGAGTATACACAAGTCCACCCCTTTTTCTATGAGTTTTATGTGGTAATAACATTTCAGGTGTAATCTTGATAGCAAAAACTTCTCCAGCACCATCAACCTCAATAATTTTAAACTCTGAGTTGTTATCTTTTGCAGCTCTTTTAAGTATTTTTTCTACAGTAGAGGTGTAGTGTTTGCCTTTAGAGTCTACACTCTCAGGCCCTCCATAAAACTCCTCAGTTCCAATACCTTTCATACTTGAATTTCTTTCGTTAAATGGGGTGTTTGTACCACCTGTTTGACTGTATCTATTTTTAACAAATTTAGCTGGCGTTACTGCGTACCACTGAGCAGCGCCTTCTGCTTTGTCCACAAATAATCTTTTAGCAGCTAATGCGATGTCACGTTTTATTAAAGCTGATCCCCATTCCATTCTATTTTTAAATGGTACGTTTGGAAATAATTGTTTTAAAGCTGCATCCGATAAACCGATATCTAATCTTTCTAACATCTCTCTTTCTTTTTTTGCTGCCTTTTGCGCCGCTGCTATTAATTGTGGTTCAGGGCTAGGACCTTGTTTTGCCAAGTCCTCAAATATTTTTTTATTTACTCTAAACTCATCAATAAATGTCTGCATCTCTTCAGCCGTTGTGAACATTGGTCTAAAAATAGTTTCATTTCTTGTGTAGTATTTTAATACTTGCGGCTCTACCTGTCTTGCCTTTCCCTGATAGGATAGTCTTTGTCTTGCAAGTTCTTGCATTCTTGCATCCATAGGTAGATCCATCAAATCACCGATCTGTTCTTTCAAATCAGATTCAAGTTTCTTTGCTTGTTGTAGTATGTCTGATTGTATCTCATCAGCAAATGTCACGACAACTTTTGATCCTGATTGGATTTTATCAAGGTTTTGAATTTTAACTAAATCATCTTGCATTTTACTTTTAAACTGTCTTATTTGTTTAAGAAGTGGTTCATCTATTCTTTCTAAATCTGAAGTACGTGAATTAATTATTTGTGATATCTCATCTGCTGTTAAATCATCAATACGGTCAATGTCTACTAAACCCTCTCTTTCTAATTTTCTGAGTGCTGAAGTTTCTAATCCTACTAATTGATTGTTAAGTTTTGTTTGATTCTTTCTTAACGTACTTAACATCTTTTTATCTGCTGCCGTAAATAAACCTTCAGCTCCTGGTATTGTTCCATTACGGTCCGTGAGCCGCGACCAACCGATCACGTACCTCTCTGTAAAATCATGTACACTGCCTGGTAGTTGATCTGGATCTCCTGGTATTGCACTAGGATTTAAATATAAAACTTGTTCACGGTAAGTGCCATCAATTGCACCTGGCTCTTGATAACCAGGATATTTAGCACTTTTATCACCACCAAAACCATAGGTTGTTGTTTCAATCTTACGTTGTGGTGCTTGACGAACGATTGATAACATCGCTTGTTTTGAAAGTGGCAAGCCTGATTTTTTTGCTTGCTCAATGTAACTAGATAAAATGTTATCTTCTATCTCTGGTTTCGATATACCTTTTTGTTGCATAAATGAATAAAATTGATCAGAGCTGTTAAAAACTGGTGGTGTGTTAGGGTCCATGAGCCGTGCTTCAAGGTTAGAATAAAATACAGACTCTTGACCTTCAGGTGAATCGATAATTGTTTTCTTTGATTTAGGTTTAGTAAGGGCTGTGCCAACATCATCGGCAACAACATCAACACTATCATCTAATGATTCACTAGAAAGATTTACTTCTTCAACGGTACCGACTTTTTTCTCAAGGGCTTCTAATTGTTTTTTCTCTGCATTGGAGAGTTTTTGTGTAAGCATTTTAGCTTTGTCAATATTCTGAATCGCCCACAACGGAACACGGCCAAACAAATTTGCCATCTGAACTTCTTCCATGGGAGAGTCTTCAAATACATTTGCTTGTTCTAAAAGTGTGTCGGTGATTTCACCACCAATACTCATGCCTGCTAGTTTAGGATTAGGGTCAGTTACAAAAGGTGCTTGCCCTACGTTTAGTCTTTCGTTTACGTATTGTTCGTTAAGTGCTTTGTCTTTTGCTTCCTCTTGAATTCCCTCTGTAGTGTTAGAGTACAAATCAATTATCTCATCATCCTTAGATCTATCTTCACCAGTTTCTATAAAATCTAATGTGTTACTTAAGGCAGGAAGTTCCTTTAATTTAGAACCTAGTTGATCCATAATCATACCAATCTTAGATTGTCTTGTGGATCCACCAGTATCTTCATCATAGTATCTTCTGAGTGCAAAAAGCGGAGCTTTGTCAAAATCTTCTTTAAATTTTTTCTCGTCTAATATTCTTCTCTCTTTTGCAATAATTCTTTTCATTTGATCAGTCTCAAAGAAAGCCTGCATAATATCATTATTAATTATTTGTGGAGCAGTGCCGTCTTCGTACACAAGTTCAAAAGTGGTTCCACCATAACCATCATCAATTCTGTTAATCTGAGATGGATTAAATATTTCTTTAATAATTTGATCTTGTTGTCCAGTGATTGTACCATCACCTAACTCACCTGCAACAAAAGCCTCTTTCAAAACAGGCGCAGACATGCCATATATTAAACCTGCCTTGGTAATTTTTCCAAAATTATTAAAAAGTTTGCCTCTTGTTGAAGCGTTAGGAACTAAATTTTTAATAAATCCTTTAAATCCTCCGATAAGTTTTTGTCCTTTTGTTGCCTTCTTTTTCTGTTTTGCTGCTTGTTTTTTTGCATCGTCGACACCAATCGTTATACCTGTGTGTAGCTGACCAACTGAGTAAGGAAACATTCTAGTTAAAGAGGCATACGTTTTAGGACTGCTTTTTTGTATTTTGTTCAAAGCTGCGATGTATGCTGTTTCACCAGCAGCAAAGGCTCCTAAATATTCTGCAGTTTTGTAGTAAAGTGGTGCGTAGTTATATTCATTGTCAGCCGCTGCCCTAATAAAATTACTTATCAGTAATGGACTAGGTGCTCCTGGTGCATCGTTTATCGCTGCAACAGCGTTAAATAATTCAACAGGCACAGAGGGTAATGCTAAAAAAGTATCTAAACTTAATGCCGTTGTGCCCACACCAAGTTTTTGTAGATCTTGTGCAAGTTTTTCTGTTTCTTCAAGCTGTCCTTTGTTTTTTATGGGCTGACCTTCTTCATCAAGAAAAATGTTTGGATTTAATATATCGTCTAACTCTGTATCTCTAGCCATTATTATAATCTAACACATCTTCTATAGATGCGAAACCTCCATCTTTGAACATCTGACCTTGAGCAGTTACGATTTGTGCAATATTTTCTGGATTTAGACTTTCATATTCTAGCTCGGCAGAATCAAAATATCCTCCGTTATCAAGATCAAATTTTAAATCTTTTATTTCTCTCTCAAGTCTTTTTTCGACTTCTTCATTATAAACTAATTTTTTACCTCCCTTGGCATCTAAAATAGTTTGCAAATTATTAATTTGTTTTTGTAAAGCTTCAGCTTGTAAATTCTTTTTTTTAGTGCCGTTAAAAACATTAAATATTTTAAATGATAAATCAATATCATCAACAACTCTTTTTTTATGAGAAAAGTGTAGATCGTCAATATCTAAACCATATTTTGTATTATAATAAGATATTTCATCTTGTTTTTTTACTTTTCTTAACATTAATGGAACAACTTTATTTAAAAAATCAGGATTTTCTACTTGGTTTTGAAACGATTCAAATACTTCGTCTATGCTTCTACCTTGTCGAATACCAAAAGTTAACATTCTATTAAACGTTTGAGTTAAAATATCATCTACTCCTTTATAAAAAGTTTTAGGACTTTTTCTAAATTCTGACATTAAGGGTTTAAAAGACAAAGGGGTAACAATTTGATTTATCTGTTTTCTTAAATCACCATAGTATTTTAGTTGTTTAGTGCTTAATATTTGCGTAAGGTCATCTGTTTTAATATTTAATTTAGACATAGCTTGATCTTTCATAAATTGAATTATTTTTGGATCTACAATTTTTTCTGCTTTAGGTATACCACCTTTTAAAAAGTATTCATCTAAACCTATTTCTTTAATTATTCCTTCGCGATTAAGTTGATTCATAATTTTTCTTACAGCTGCAGAATTTATTCCCAACCCAGTTGCTATATCTCTTTTGGTTCCTTTGCCTTTTATTTTAATGTACTCTGCTATTAAAGGATCAGTCTGTAAAATTTTATTTATATCAATTTCACCTAGAGAATTAGGTCCTAATTTAAGTTCTCTACCTGTTGCCTCAGATATTAATTGTTTATAAACTCGTAGTAGTTTTTCAGAACGATCTACTATAGAATCAAATTCAAAATCTTTTACTTGTGCTAGATCTCTATTTAAATCTGCTGCACTTTTTTTCATTAAATTTTGTTTTCTAATTTCTTTTTGAAGAGCATTAAAAGGTTTATCTCCAGACAAAGTTGATAATGATTTTAACAAAAAAGGATTTTCAGTATTATATAAAGCTGCAAATTTTTTTATGGTTTCATCGCTAAAAGGAGTTATAGGAATAGGTTGCATGCTACCAAAGCCAGACGCTATGTTTGGAACAGAAACTTGTAATCTTGGTTTTTTGTCTGCAAATTCATTTTTCATAGTTTTTGCAAAGTTATTTATATTTTCTTCACCTAAATAATAATTAAATAATGTTGATCTTTGCTTTCGTTGATCTGGATCTCTAAATATATTTTTAAAAGCTGTAACTTTATCATCACTTTTTGGTAACGCTAAAAGTCTTAATGCTTCAGATATATCCTCATTAGACGCTGCTTGAAGCTTTACTTTTTTATTTGACTTACCTAAAAAATTTAAAAATTTTTGTGGGTCCATACCTGTTGTATCAAAAATAAGTTGCATGGCTAAATCAACTCTTCTGTTTCCTGTTTTAGGTAATTCAGTCATTAATAATAATATCTCCTAGGTTCTAAGTATCTTGGTTCATCTATGTAATCGGATTCCAGCTGGATAAAGTTACCCTGTCTGAATCGCAACAGCGCTTGTGTTGTAGAGTCGACTAAATCGTCGTTGTCACCATAAGGGAAAGCTGCACATTCTTCAACCACTTCTTCAGCAAAGCGATCCTCTGTGCACCATACTTGTCCTGCTTCGAAAAGAGGAGCCACGGAGTTTACACGAACGTGTTTATCATTGCCCTTACTGGGCGTATAAGTAACTACAGGAATTCCTATTTGACGTAGCTCCTGTGTTAAGGGCATACCAGAAGCTTTCGCTTCTATCAAGATTGTTTCTGGTTCCCAGTATGTATATTCGTCTAGAGCTATATTTTTTAATTCAGGAAAATCCCAACGTCCCTTTTTCATTGATAATAATATAATGTTCCATGGGCCGTCTTCTCTGGGTTTAAATACACCCCAAGTTGTTATAGCACTAAAGTCAGCAGTTTGTTTTTTACTAAACGCTGTGTCATAGCTTTGTATAATGTGAGAGAGATCTGGTATTTTTTCATTTTGCCATATTTGCCACCATTCACGTTTTATAATACTTCCCTCTTCTGAAGTAGGTTGTTGTTGCCACTGTGCCTGCCATTTTTGTTCAGATAAAGATGCTTTGACACCATCTAATTCATCTCTTTTCCAGAATTGTGGCCATAGTGGTTTGTTATTCATAATGGCAGGAAACTCAACAACTTCCCATTTATCCGTCTTTGGATCAGATTGTGCCTTAATTAATCTTCCAGTAAGGTCTTTTGTCGACCAACGAGTCATAACAACGACGATGGCACCGCCTGGTTGCAAACGCTGTCTAGGTCCAGACGTATACCATTCATACGCTTTATCAAAAGTGTTTTCGTTTAATGCATCTTGCTCGGAGTGTGGATCATCAATAATTAATAAATCGGCACCACGTCCTGTAATTGCACCACCAACACCAGCAGCAAAATACTCACCACCTTTGTTTGTATTAAATCTGCCAGATGCTTTGGAATCCTCTGCAAGTTTAGCATTAGGAAACACATCTTGAAATTCTTGTTGATCAAATAAATTACGAACCTTTCTGCCAAAGTTATAAGAAAGCTCTGCTGTGTGAGTTGCTTCAATTATTTTTATCTTAGGATTCCTACCCATCATCCACGCAGGAAAAAGGTTAGATGCAAACTCAGATTTTGTATGACGTGGAGGCATATTTACGATTAATCTTTTTATCTTTCCACGTGAAATATCTTCAAACTTTTTTGCAATAATTTTATGATGTGGGCCAGAAATAAAGTCAGGCCAAACTTTTTTTACAAATGTAAGGAAGTTGGAACGGGACTCCTCGGCGACTTTTATTTGTAATTTCCTTAGTTCTAATTTTAATAATTCCGTTGGGATTTGTTTATTCATGTGAAAGTTATAACATAATCTCTGTTTGTGTAAAACTTTGCACTATAGACTAACCGCACAGCTTGTGCGTTTTAGGGGGGTGTGGGGTGTCCGCAAATCAAGATACAGTATTAGATAAGTTTGTAAGTACCTAGATGTTGTTTTGTTGTAGATGACACGCTGCCTGGAGGAGATGGTAGTGGCTGCCGGCAGCCTGAAGGTGAGCATAAAAAAAGGGCGGATTAACCGCCCTTTTGCCAGTCCGATCGGATTATTTACCTGCGTGGCAGGTGTTCTGCTAGTCTTTGCATTACCCTGTTACCCCAATCACGAACATATTGTGGGCAATTAGGATCAAGGATAATAGTTTCAACTTCGCTTTCAAGGACTTTATAAAGTGCTTTCCAATTAATGTTATCAACATGGGTTGCTCTAACATCATTAGGGTTTGGGTTAGCAACAGCATTGTTAGATCTTAAACCAAAGGTCTGTTCTACTACTGCTAATCGTTGTGATAAGTCGTTATCATTATCTGGCATTATGATTTCTCCTTTCTAATTAAATTAATACTCCCATTCTATTTTATAATCAAGAACTTTCGAAAACTTTTTTACACGACCCACGCAACTCCGCACGGGGTGTTGCTACCCTTTATACTATACTATAGGCACGACCCCCATCGCCACGATGGGCGATGGAGATAAACAGCGTAGGCAATTTATCGGTACTATGCTGTTATTCTGAAATCAGCAACTTCTTCAATCGTTGCCTTTTTGTTTCTGCGAACTGTTGCCTCTTCATTAGGCATTGCTTGTATTTGTTTATATTGCGTTGGCACTTTGCATTTGTGGTAAGCCAACTCGCCTAACGCTTCTTTAACAAGCTTAGTATCAACCTTTACAGATAGCTTTTGTGATACATGAAGAGAGTAATCCTTACCATGTAACAGGTTAGCGTTCTCGCCAATACCCATATCAATGATTAAGTTACGATTAACTTTTATGAAGTCGTCTAATACTTTCTTCATTGTTAAGGCACGACCATAGGCATCTATGATAGCTTGTTTATTTCTTTTACTTACACTAGCTGAACTCTGATGAGCTTTTTCTAGCACTTCTAATATATTAACTGCTTTCGACATTATTTTATCCTTTCGTCTTTCTGTTAATACTCCCTTTATATCCCATTCTATTTTACTTGTCAAATCTTTTTTTTCACAGGAACTTCCGTAGAACTCTGTTCGGGGACTCCTGTGTAACTATACTAATATACCCCAGCACCTGCATCGGCAATGCAATGGAGATGGAGACTAGAAGTACACCAGTGTCCAATCAATCTTCTGCCAGAGTCCGGAGATCCACAGAACTACACCTGTCGTCAGCAGCACGGTGTGCTGCGGGAACAATGCAACCAATATGCACCAGGCAAAGAATGCAGCGCCAATGTAATGGAGAATCATGCTATTCCAATCATCTCTTGCATCTCATCCCACTCAGGTCCCTGCTGCACCTCCAGCTTAGCACCGTCGAACCAGTCCATATACCAATACTCTAGGCGATGTAGTTCTTTGTGTTCGTTAACGTACCCGCGGAGCTCGTCGCTCGGGCCGCCCCAAGAGAACTGCCAACGCCAGTATCCCTCTGGCTGATCATCCCAGGTATGCGGTTCAACGTAATCAAAGCCCAGGGGCTCAAACTCATTATTTCCAATATCTTTTTTACGGCTCTGCCACTGTTCTTCTACTAAATCTTTACATCTCTCAGTCATGTGCATTCCTTTCTAGTGGGGCTGGCGTCCACGGAACTTCCAAACGGATTCGGTACCGGCCCCTGATACTTATATAGTCCCATCTTATTAGATAGTCAAGGGCAAAAGAAACTTTTGTTCCACGGAAACCAGACTGGTGTCACCTTCCCCTATCCTTACTACTATAGTAGAGCTCACATCAGCTACCACAATGGAAATGGAGAACGCTACGGCTGTACCGGCAGCTGCACCAGCAGCTCCTGGATCTTAAACTATTACTGTTTTCTTTGCTTCCACAATGGAGAATGGAGAATGGAGAAGGTAGTCAGTCACCTGAGTCCACGCTGCCTGGGATGCGGGGAGTGGGACTACCAAACGTGGCTCACTGGCGATGGAGAACGGCAATGGAGAATGGAGAAGAAATGACGGAAAGATGTAGAGTAACCTCTGTCTGAGGGTCTGGAGCATAATAAACGCTCTGCCACCATGCAAGGTATGGCGAAAATGCCACGAGTGTTGGAAGGGACTTAATCTAATATGGTTACTCTGAGTTACTTTAAGTTCGACCCAAACATCAATGCCATCTGAGATCCCGTGCAAGTCAGGTATGCCTGAACCAGCCCATGATTCTATCCTTGTCCAATGGATATCTTTCTCCGTATTCTTCTTTACAAGCTTCCAAAGTTTAGACTCAGGTTTCATTTGGTGATCCCAGTAGGACTCGAACCTACGACCCATTCATTAAAAGTGAATTGCTCTACCATCTGAGCTATGGGATCAAGAAGTAAGCCACATATACAAGAAACCAATGATACCCCAAAATAAAGCTTTTTGTCCAAAGTAAAACAATATCACACTAGGCAACTCCCACCAGGAGGCTGCCAACTTATCAAGATTTGGCTCAACATCTGGAACTTGTATACTTTGATAAAATGTAAACTTATGATCTTTCATGGACACTTTTTCATAAGCTCTTGCAACTTCCAATACCATAAAATTCTAAACTCAAAGTGTTCTGCTGTGATCATGGCGTGTCGTAACCAACCCACACGATTCCAAAACAACTGCTCTGTCATTTTCTATCATTCTCCTTAACATTAATTACTAACTCAACAGTTTTATCAGACCAACCACCAGTAACAGTTTCAAACCACTGATCTAATAACGGAACTAATTTTTTCAGTTCAATACCATCAATACCGTCAAGACTATCCAATATACAATTCTTTTTATCTTTACCATTAGTCCACTTTGTACCAATGTTATTCACTACATATTTATCTACATGCATAACTTTCTCCTTTTTCTGCTTACACTTTCTCGGCTCTCTAGAGGCGGTGGTGGTAAGCTTACCAAGTTCGTTATATACTCCCAACTATTTAGATAGTCAAGACTTATTTTCTAATTCTTTTATTTCTTCAAACGAAGTTTCTATGCTGTGATCTTCCTTCAACTTTTGTATGGCTTTTTCTACTTCTTCTCTTTCCATAGAATCAATGGTGCCAGTTCTAATTTCTTTCCTGTCAACATACAAACCAACTATCGACCCACGACGATACTCTGCAGCAACGCTAGCTGCGTAAGATTTATCAGCTGCAGCCATATCTCTAATTCTTCGTAATGCAGATAAAGATCTCTGTTCATTACACTTATTTGCCTCATCCATTGCATCTCTTTCTTTTTGCAAAGCTTCTGTCACAAGAGGATATCTATTGCCCAACATCTCTGCGGCTCTGACTTTTGCTGAACCAGGTGCATACCCAGCTTCAATCGCACACTGACGTCCTGTCTTAGTTCCTTCACCATGAATGTACAAAATAACAAATCTTCTCTGTAATGGAGTAATTCCTTTGTTGTAAACAAAGTCAGACGATGCCAATGGCATCTTATCTGGTTCTATCACTGCTATAGATGTTTCTTGCATAGTATTTATAATTTAGTCATTATGCTGAAAAAAGCGCGTTTTTCTAGTAAAAAATAAATAAAAGGTTACTTTTGGTTACTTCTATAAAAATGTAAAAGTAACCTAAAAAGGTAAGTATTCTGCTATAAGTTACATGGTTACCTAGGTTACCTGTATTCTGGATAAAAAATAATTTTAATTTATTAAGCTAAAAACATCTATAGAGATGACCAATTAACCAAAAAACTTTGGATCGTCTCTAACTAATCTTAATGCTTTATCAAGTGATTCACGTCCATCTGTCATTATTTTTTCCCATTCTTCAGGGGTATACGTTCGGTCGTGTTTGGGGTCGAAAAACTTAAAATGGTAATTTTTGCAATTACCGCACTTATAAATTTTTCTTACTGGGCTGTTTGGAAGTTCTATGTACATAGCGTTTAATCCTTTGTAAGGGAAAAAGCACCACATTCTCGGGTAATTGCTTCTTAAAATATATTGAATCCATGACTTTCATACACTCAATTTTCTCATATTGATTGGTCCGTGATGCAAGCATCGCGTCTAGTAAGTCTCTTTGTTTTAAGATCTCTTGATGATCCATGTTACTCCTCTCTCCTTAATTTGCCCCCACCTGCCGTAGTTGCAGTGCAGGGGCACTCTTGGAAGGAAATATGAAAAAATCATATTAACTCCAAAATAGAGAAAGAAAGTGGGTTACGCAACTAAAAAGGTATGTAATCGTCCTTAATTATTACTATCGGTTGGGATTGGATAAATTTTGTAGTTTTCAAAACCTTCTGGCTCAAGCGCTGGGCCGTGGTAAATGCAAGGATTTCCGTCTCCATCATCCCACGATTGCGGATAATATTCTCCAGCCTTCGTTTCGCCAGACGAGTCACAAACTTTACATTGTTCAATTGTTTCTTCTGCTTCAAATTTAAGTCGTAAAAATCCATTGCCTTTACAATTATGGCAAATAACCATAGCGCCCCCAAAGTATCTTACGAAGTCGTTCCCACCTCATGCGGTTAGCAACTTCTTGTATGTTCCGTGGGTCACGTTTAGCATACTTTGATACTTTAAGATACGCATCTACTAATTTTTTTCTACAATCACTTTTCATCTATTTTTCGTTTCTTTGCTTCTTGTTTTACTAAATGTGTTATTTCCATACCTGCTGACCTGTCATCCAATGCAGCAAGTTTCTTTAATAAATTATAGGTGTCAATTGCCACTGCCACCGACTTGAACTTCTTGATATCCATCTTCATCCTCTGGTTTATCATTGTACTTATGATCTAAAAACTCAACATCACCAAGGTCAATTGATGGTTGACTTTGTGAGTGGGCCGTGGGCGGTGTAAAACGTCTGCCACAATTTTTAGCAAGTTTCATCCATGTTTCGGCATATTCTTTATAATGTTCTGCCATAGGTTCATCACCCATTGATTTAGAATCACTAGCACGCATAATATTAATCTTGGCTCTAGCTAATCTATTACCAAGTTTAAAGCCTTCTTTAAATACAGCTTCGTAGTCTTCTTTTAATATCGTCATTACTTTCTCCTTCTTAAGTGAGTAGGGGGAATCTTTGACTACCCCCAACCTTTTCCCGACAAATCAACCTATAAGAGTTAACTAGTACTTCAGTACCACCCTTGGTTACCTCAGACACTCGTCCGTACTTCACCTCAAGTGTGCCTTACTACCTTGTTACAGTTGTTCAGCCATACTCTGAGAACCTTGCAATGTTCTCATTTAATTGTTTATATAATGTAATTTAATGGGAGTGTCAAGTATTAGTTTCTTTATCTTCAATACATTGGACCTTAAATGTAAAATACTTGTTCATATCATACTTCATAAATTTTCTGCCCATATCTTGACATACTTCAATATCGTAAAATTTTTCTTGGTATACCATTTGGTTTCCTGTGAATACCCATGTTGATCCATTAAAGCCCCACATACTTACTACTAACAAAAATATTTTAGTCATAATTTATTTTTTTATTTTCTTTCCTGCTTTGATTAACAGTATTGCTTAATGTTTTAGAAAATTCAGTTGCCTCTTCCTCATTTTTAAAACCTGTAAGAAAATCACCTTTTTTTAAAGAAAAATTTAACGGATCATCAATTTTGGTAAGTTTTCCATCAATCATTCTTATTGTAGGTACTAAATAAATGTTACCATCTTTTTCAAAAGATGCAGTCCTAATTGTTTCGTTAGCCTCTGTTGTTGGTGTAGATTTATCTATTGCCCTTTTAAACCAAGGCATTTCTAAATATTTTTCTTTATCAGCCACCAGCGTCACCCCAGTTACTACCGCATTCTACATCTACCTTGCTTGGCACTTGTAATTTAATTGCATGTTCCATGATCTCTTTAATTTTAGACTTATCTTTTTCATTCGCAACAGAAAAGTCTAGTTCATCATGAACCTGTATGTGCGCCATGTAGCCTTGCTTGTATAACTCGAGCATTGCTTTCTTTGTTTGATCAGCAGCTGATCCTTGTATTAATCTGTTTAAAGCCTTGTAAGTCCAGGCTCTTTTAATCATATGTTCGCCGTATTCTTGTTGTGCTTCTTTAAGTGGTAATGATTTTTTACCCCATTCATTAATTGGTTCCCATTCTTCAAACCG